CGGGACCGGTGCGGTCACGACCGACTCGGATCAGGTGACCGGCGGGGGAGCGTCGTCGTCGACGACCGAGCGGCTGGCGTTGGGCCGACCCGATCAGGCCCGGGTCGATGCGGCCGAGCTGGCCCGCCTGGTCGGTGTGGCGTCCGATGCGCTCCGAGGCATCAACGCCATCGCCCGCCGGTGGCCGGTCGCCATGCCCCGCCGTGAGTCCCCCACGGCCTCCCCAGGGAACGACTGCGGTGTTTGTGGCAGGTACACCACCGGAGCCGCCAGCGACCGCCTGAGGCCCCTCCAGGCGCCCACAGCGGACGGCACGCCCCGCCCGGTCGGCGCGTGCGACGCATGCCGCAAGTGCTGGGCCCGGCTCGTCGCCGACCCGGCCACCGACACCGACGACCCCGCAACGTGGCGCCAGTACGTCGAGGCCCGCACCAACGGGCAGAAGTACCAGGCCCGCGACGTGGCCGGCGTGGCATGAACCCGTGTCCCCAACGACCCGACCATCACGATTCGTTGACCTGACAACGAATGTCACACCAACACTTGACTCGTGTCCCCAACATCTGATTTACTTTCGGTAGGTGGTGAGTCGTCGGCCCGCACGGACGACAGACACCCACCAACGCCGGGATCCCGCCACCGGCCGCCCGTCCCACCGGCATCCCCCGCCGGATCGCTCCAGCGATGGGACGGGAGCACGCACCGACCCGCAAGGAGCACCCATGCCTGAGATCACGTTCACCCGCGACACCGGCTCCTACACCAACGGCGCCACCGTCGACATGGGCGCAGCCACCGCCGCCCACCTCGTCCAGCACGGCGCCGCCGAATACACCAACGGCGCCACCAAGCCCAAGCCTTCGCGAGCCAAGCGGGCCGCACCGAAGGCCAAGCTCACCCCCCCCGCCGGCAAGGGCACCCCCGACAGCAACGAGGGCAGCCCCACCCCCGAGTGAACGGCACCCCCCACGGCTGGAGGGTCACCCCCCTCCCACCCGACTGGGGTACCACCCGCCGCCGCATCCTCACCAGAGACCGGCACAAGTGCTACATGTGCGGGGCACACGCCCCCGAGGTCGACCACATCACACCGGCCAGCCAGCACGGCACCGACGACGACAGCAACCTCGCAGCGATCTGCGTCCGATGCCATCGCCGCAAGACCTCGGCCGAAGGCGTCGCAGCACGAGCCAAGCCGCCACGCCAGCGGCCCGCCGAGTCGCACCCTGGAACGCTCACCGATCGCTGAGCGCAACGCTCACCGAACCGCTCGACACGCAGCAGACGGACACACGACGGCTCACAGCACCAACGCCGTCGCTCCCGACGACCCGACCGCACCGCGACGACGCGCCGAAGGGTGGGGGACACCCCCCCTCCCCCCGCCGCACGAAGCCCGGTCCGCATAGCAACTCCGATCCTGTACGGGTTTCGGCGGTCCCGGGTGGACCTCGCCGAGCCCACCGTGAACACCCTGGAGGTGGGCATGGGCACCAGAGGCCCCGTCCCCAAGCGGGACGCTGAGCGTAGGCGGCGCAACAAGCCGACGACGCCAACGAAGACCGGGGCGGCTGGAGCGAGGTTCCCGCAGCCGCGGGCGTTGACTGGGTGGCATCCGTCGATGACCCGGTGGTACAAGTCGCTGGCCGAGTCTGGCCAGGCCCAATTCTTCGAGGCGTCCGACTGGGAGGGCGCCCGATTCGTCGCCACGCACGGCACGCACCTGATCAACGAGGGCCTGACCGCCCCCGGTTTCACGGCGCTGCTCTCGGCAATGAATGACCTGTTGACGACCGAGGGCGCCCGACGCCGGGCGAGTGTCGAGTTGACCAAGGCGAAGCCCGGTGAGAGTGACCCCAGGCCCGCCCCGGTGGCGGTGATGGACGACTACCGGCAGGCGCTCGGTGGATGATCGAGCCGATCAAGATCGGGCCGACGTGGCGCCGAAACTCTGACCACCCGTCCGGATGGGATCTCCCCGAGTTCACCCTCGGGTGGGCGATCGTCGCTTGGCAGGCCGACCGGATCCAGATGGGCGGCAAGCCCTGGCGGTACACCCCCGAACAGCTCCGGCTGACGCTCTGGTGGTTCGCTCTCACCCCCGACCTCCGTTTCGTGTTCCGGGACGGCACCGTCCAGCGCCTCAAGGGTTGGGGCAAAGACCCGTTGGCGGCCATCTGGTCGCTGACCGAACTCTGCGGACCATCCCGGCCGGACCTGACCGGGCGCACGGTGTTGGATCCGTGGGGCAACGAGCACCCGGCGGGTGTGGCTCACGCCGACCCGTGGGTGCAGATCGCCGCAACGTCCGAATACCAGACCAAGACGACCATGCGGCTCTTCCCCGGGATGGTCACGAAGCAACTCAAGGCCGAACACGCGCTCGACCTCGGCAAGATCGTCATCTACTCCAATCACGGCGCTGGGGTCATCGAGGGTGTCACCCGTTCACCGGTGAGCCTTGAGGGTGCCCGTTCGACGTTCGTGATCCGCAACGAGGGCCAGCACTGGCTTGAGCGCAACGACGGCCACGAGATGGCCGACGTGATCGACAGGAACGTCGTCAAGTCGGCCGACGGTCAAGGTCGTGCAATCACCTTCGGGAACGCTCCGGAGCCGTCCGAGGATTCGATGCTCCTGCGGGAGCGTGAGGCGTTCGAGGCGATCGAGGCGGGCAAGTCGGCCGCCACCGGCATCCTGTACGACTCGCTCGAAGCGCCGCCGGATGCGCCGATGACACCGGAGGGCATCCCCCAGGTGATCGAGGGTGTGCGGGGCGATTCGCATTGGCTCGACATAGACCGGATCACGGCCACGATTCTCGACCCGAAACGGTCGCCGCAGGTGTCACGCCGGTATTGGTTCAACCAGATCGTCGCCGCCGAGGACGCCTGGTGCGACCCGAAACACATCGACCTGTGTGCCGCCCCGGACATGGAGTACGAACCGGCCGACGGCTGGGTGTTGTTCTTCGATGGAAGCAAGTCGGATGACTCGACGGCCCTGGTTGGCTGCCGCCTGTCCGATGGCCACGTGGTGACGCTCGGTATCTGGGCGAAGCCGCAGGGCGCGCGTGGTGTCGGCTGGATCGTTCCCCGCACCGAGGTGGACGAGCGGGTGCGCCATGTGCTCGATGCGTGGGACGTGAAGGCCCTGTGGGCGGACCCGTCGCACGCCAAGGACGACGACTCGACGAGCTACTGGCAGGCGATCATCGACGGGTGGCATCAGGACTACGGCCGCAGCCTGGTGTTGTGGGCGGTCGCTGGTGGCCCAAACAAGCACTCGACGATGTGGGACATGGCTTCACCTAAGCGCGTGGAGGCGTTCACGGCCGCCGCCGAGCAGGCCGAGGCCGACCTACGCAGCTCGGCTGAGGTGGCGGCAGCGGGCGACCCTGAGGGCCGCACGGTCACACACGACAACCATCCGGCGCTGGTCGCCCACCTGAAGCATTGCCGCCGTTCCCCGAACCGTTGGGGCGTGAGCGTGTGGAAGGGCCACCGTGAGTCGGCCCGCAAGATCGACCTCGGCGTTTGTTTCATCGGGGCTCGCATGTTGCGCCGCCAGTTTCTGAATACGACAGCGACCCGCAAGACGGGCAAGCAAGCGGGAAGGGCCTGGTGATTCGATGAGGACTTTCGACGATTCGACGATCAACCGGCTAGCCATCCCCGCCTATGGGGCAACCAGTCGAGCCGCTGGCCGGGTGGTGGAGCTCCTCACTTATGGCGATCGTCTCGACGGCAAGGACGTGGCGGTGGTCGAGGCCGTGGCAACGGTGATTGAAGCTGTAGGTGGCTACGACGAGTTGGCCGACCAACTGCGGGCGACGTTGATTCCAGAAACTCCGGGGCTCGGTGGCGGGCGACGAATCACCCTCCACGACTTGAGACGGGCTCGATGATGAATGAATCCCAGGTTGCCCAGCTCGTCAACGATGAGATGATCCCGCGGCTCGACAAGCAGCGTCAGGACGTCGAGAAGATCGACCGTTGGTACCGGGGTCAGAACGAGGACCCGTGGATGCCGCGGGGGGCCGACCCCGAGTACAAGGTGCTCGCCAAGCTGGCCCCGTCGAGGTGGCTCAACCTGGTCGTAACCATGCTGGTGCAGGCCTTGTACGTCGAAGATTTCCAGTCGTCCGACGGTGCGACTTCTCCGGCGTGGCAGATCTGGCAGGCGAACGGCATGGACTCCCGCCAGATCGCCCTACACCGTGCAGCGGTCGCGCACGGTCAGAGCTACGGCACGGTGACCCCCGGCGATCTCGGCCCGAAGATGCGCGGCCATTCGATGCGCCAGATGGTGACGATGTGGGACGACGCCGCCGAGGACGAGTTCCCGCAGTATGCGATGCGCCGCCGTGGTAACCGGATCAGGTTCTACGACGCTGAGGCGATCTGGGACCTGCAGCTCAGCAATGCCGACACGGGCATGATGCCGTCGGCGGTTGTTGTCGGCGAGCCGATCAAGCACCCGGCGAAGGTGTGCCCGGTGGTCAGGTTCGCCAACACGATCGACCTCGACGGCCGCTGTGATTCCGAGATCGAGTCGCTGATCCCGCTGGCGGCCCGCATCGACCACGACACGTTCGACCGGCTGCTAGTGCAACACTTCCAAGCCTTCCAGGTCCGGGTGTTGACCGGGCTCGTGAAGCCCGATGACGCCGACGATGCTGCCGCCGAGAAGCTACGGCTCAAGCACGAGGACCTGCTGGTGCTGGAGTCGCCGGACTCGTCCGCGTCTGTTCTGCCCGCTGCTTCGATGAGTGGGCACACCGAGACCCGTGATTCCGATATCCGCGACCTGGCTGCAGCTGGTCAGGTGCCCGCCCACCACCTGCTCGGCTCGCTGGTGAACCTGTCCGCTGAGGCGTTGGCGGCCGCCGAGTCTGGCCACCAGCGCAAGGTGACCGAACGTAAGCACACGCTCGGCGAGTCCCACGAGCAATATTTGCGGCTCGCGGCGACGATGGCGAACGACGTCGAGACGGCGAACGACTTCACCGCTGAGGTGCGTTGGGCCGATATGGAGAGCCGCTCGCTGTCGCAGGTCGCCGACGCTCTCGGGAAGCTCTCGACGATGCTCGGCGTGCCCGCTCAGGTCCTTTGGGACCGGATACCCGGTTGGACCGCCCAGGACACCACGAAGGCCGAGCAGCTGCTCGACGATGGCGACGCACTGTCCCGGATGATGGACGAGTTCTCGAGCCAGACGGGCGCCGCCGGTGGCGTCGCAGCCTGACCGACTGGCGGACCGGCACCGTCTAGCCCAGGTGGCCATCCGTGCCGCCACGGTGCGCAGCTTGTTGGTGCTCTGGGATGCCCTGATCGATCCGACCGACCTAGACGCCACGACCCCCGTGTGGCTCGATGCGGCGATGGCTGTAGTGCTCCGGCGCCACGACGAGTCGGCACGTCTCGCTGCGCTCCATATCGGCCGGACCCGATACGCCCAGGTGGGCAGTGTCGGCCCCACACCTCCGCTTGTGATCCCCGACAGTGAGGCGACCGCCAAGGCGCTGCTGATCCGGGGCCCGCTTCTACTCAAGTCCCAGATGACCCGTGTGCCGCTCGACGCGGCGACCCGATCAGCGAAGGCGGCGCAGGCTCAGGCCGGTGCCCGCCGTGCTCTGACTGGTGGCCGCCAGACGATCACCCAGGCCGTCCGAACCGACCCGGCCGCCACCGGCTGGCGGCGCACCACCTCGGCGAACCCTTGCGACTGGTGCGCCTCGAAGGCGGGCCAGGTGTGGGCGACCGACGCCGACGGTGGCGACTTCTTCCAGGCGCACGACCACTGCGGGTGTGGCGCCGAACCGCTCTACCAATAGCCGCCCTGGAGGCGGCACCGACGCCCCTGGAGGGCACATGCCAGCAGAAGACACCAGCACTGACCTCGAAGGCCAGGAGCCCGGAGGCGACGAGCAGGAAACCGACGAGGCCGAAACCGAGGGGCTCGACGACAGCGCCAAGGCGAAGATCCAGAAGGTCAACAAGGAGGCCCAGGCTCTGCGCAAGCGGGCGAAGGCCGCCGAGGACCGTTTGGCTGAGATCGACGCCGCGAACAAGACGGACGCCGAGAAGGCGGCCGATCGGCTCGCCGACGCCGAGAAGAAGGCGACCGAGGCTCAGGCACGAGCCGACCGGCTCGAAGTGGCGGCCGCCAAGGGCCTCACCCCGTCGCAGGCGAAGCGGCTCCAGGGCTCGACGGTCGAAGAGCTGGAGGCGGACGCCGACGAGCTGCTGGCCGATTTCAAGCCCGCCGATGACGGCCAGGGCATGCCCCGCCGCAAGCCCCGCGAACTGTCCTCCGGCAACGACCCGGACGACAACTCCGGCGCTACCGAGTCCCTGAAGGACATGGGCGCCTCCATGTTCACCAACTGATTCTGCTCGCGGACCCGCCACGGGGCCGTCGAGTTCCAACTACCCCCCCATAGGAGGTCACCGTGGCGCACACCCTGTACACCCCGACCCAGGCTGCGCGGTCTGTTCTGGCGGCTCTCCGCTGGCAGTCCACGTTGCCGCGTACCGTCCGTCAGGACTTCTCGGCCGACTTCGTGCCGGGCATCGGCGCGACGGTCAACGTCCGCAAGCCGGTGAGTGCCGGCACGGCGCGGATCTACACCGCGGCGAACCGTACCGCCCGTGACTCGATTGGGTTCAACGACCTGACCGAGACGTGGGTGCCGGTCACGCTGGCGAACCAGATCTACAACGCCGTTCGTCTCCCCGACGACTTCGCGACGTTCTCCCTGTCCAACCTTCAGACGCAGGTGCTGAAGCCGCAGGCCGAGTCGGTCGTGGACGGTCTGGTGGCGCCGCTCGTGACCGAGATGGCAGCCATTGCGGGCACCGCGGAGACCGAGATCGACGCGACCGGCTCCAACGCGCTGGCCGTGGTCGTCGAGGCGCGTCGCATCCTGAACAGCCGCAGCGTGCCGCTGGCCGACCGGACGTTGGCGTTGGGCTCGGCCCTCGCTGCCGACTTCCTCAACCTGGCCGCCATCCGGGCCGTTGACCAGTCCGGCAGCGACGGCGCCCTGCGTGAGGCGACCATCGGCATGCTGTTCGGTTTCACCATCGTGGAGTCGAACGACCTGCCCGCCGATCAGGGTGTCGCGTACCACCGCGACGCGTTCGCCCATGTGACCCGCCCGTCTCGTGCCCCTGAGGGTGCGGCGAAGTCGGCCGTGGTTTCCGAGGGCGGCTATGCGCTCCGTTGG